GAGTTTACAGTAGAAATTTGGCAGCCAGAATTTTATCACAAAATGTATAGAAATTTCTTGGCAGGTCGAAAGACCACGCAAGTCAACAGTGACTTGCAAGAGAAGAAACGCGCGAAAGTTTCTTCCACGGATCATTGTCAAAAGATCCGAAGCATGTTTCTCAATTCAGAAAATTTTAGAAACGTGCCATGCTCTAATTCTGACAGAGCAAGGCTCCACAAATTCATTATAGAATATGAATATTCCCTATCGCGATGCAAGTGGAGCAAATCAGTTTTCGATAGGAAGGAGTATACAAAATACTCAGCACGGTTGGAAGTACTCAAAACACTTCAGTCCGCGACGCCGTGCGAAGCTAGCTTTCAAGCGAGTAGAGAGAAAAAAGATGTCAAAGACAAGAAAATCAGAGAAAAATTGTCAGACATTGAAAAAATTTTCAAAAAGAACGAAGCTAGAATAAATGGATTTGCAGACAACGCAGTTAAGAGAATTAAAAAACTCAATCCAAACGTTGATCCTTCTACAGTCACCTTGAGTGATTATATGAATGACGACGCTGAAGAGTATTATAATTTCAAACAGAACTACGCGTTGAAGAGATTGAAGGATAAAAAAAGGAAACAAAAAGCAAAAAAAGCACATTTTCACTCTCTTATGGATGATGTCATTAAGTCAATACCACCTACAGTCAAAAAAATATACAAAATAGGTGTTGTAGCGACAGACATGATACAAAAGATAGCAGATGAATTTCGAGATTCTAAACCAAACGTTGACTTGGATGATATCCTTGGCACTGGTTATACACTCAAAGATTTCATTATGATAGTCTTATCCTTGGCATCCATTGATTGGTCAAACAGGAAGAAAATACTAATGGGAATGGTACCTGTCCTCGACCGAATACAGCCAGATCTTTTTAGTCCTGAGTACAAGGAAGTGTTGTTTAGAATGATTGAAAATTCAGGAGGAAAACTGAAACTCTTCTTTCAACAATTCATATCTTTTTTGTCTGGAGGAGAACACGCAAGGATGAGCTTTTTCCAATCGGACAATGGAGACACCAATAGTTTTGACATAGATTCTGGAATAGAATGGAAGGCATTCATAAATAGTGACATTGCAAGCTATGGTTTTCAATTTTTAACGTTCTTAGTCAGTTCGAAGAATCTTAAACCAATGGACGTCACATGGTCCGGGATCGAGTTTTTTGCTATCAAGGCACAAAAGGGAGTTGTCAAAGCAACTGAAGTGGTTGATTGTATTTACAAACTTTTCAAAAGTATTGCACTTGGATTTAACAGGTACTTACTAACTGGAAATTTCATGGCAATGTTTTCGTCTGAAAGTTTAGAAGCCAAAGCTGGTGAATTGCTTTCCTACGTCAACTATGCTAAGAATCACATTCTTTGGGAGAAAAAACAAATGACTATTGATCAATATGTCACTCAACTGCAACAAGTCAAAAATTCGTTAGCTTTGAGGATTAAGACAGAAGAGAGAATGAAAGTCTTATATTCCAATCTGTACAACAGAGTTGCAGCTACAATTGCGGAAATTGGTCAAAATGCTATTCGTCAAGGTGCTAAATTAAGTACTTACGGCGTGTTGCTTAAAGGGCCTTCATCTGTTGGGAAAAGTTGGATTTCAGCGTCCCTCCTTGATTATACCCTGAGAGTGAATGGCTTTCCAGCTGAACCCGAAAATAAAGCAGTCATTAATTCCTCTCTCAAACATGACGATACTATCACCAATGCTACGCGAGGCATTTTGTTTGATGACATATCTGTTAGGAAGGCTAACAATTCAGCAGAAAAAACTGACGAAGAAAGAATAATGCAAATGCATAATAACGTCACTTACCCTGCAAACAAAGCTGCAGTAGAAGAGAAAGCATCGACGATGATGAATATTGTAGTCGATATAGGATCAACGAATTCCGAATATCTTAATGCCATAGAGTTGATGAAATGTCCTGAAGCGGTTTTGAGAAGATGGCAATTGCATGTTGAACAACTTCCGAGACCAGAGTTTAGAAAGTTTGGTTCAAGGATGTTAGACCGTGAAAAAGTTAAAGCACATTTTGGCAAGTGTCAATTTCCCGACGCATGGGAATTCAGAATTTCAGAATGTATTGGAGTAGAACCTACAGTCAAGGGAGGAAAAACTTTTAAGATGAGAGTGATAGATCCTCCTGGAAACAAAGATTATTTCGATATGACAGAATTTCTCACACATCTTCGCGACAGTTCGAAAACTCATTTTGACGCAGAAAAGGAATCCCTGGAATGTAGACAAAATACTGTCACGTTTACGGAGGACAAATTGCCTGAAGGAATTGTCAAGTTCGATCCTTTGAAGTTTTTAACTCCATCTCAAGTCCCTAAAACCGCTGGTTTTCAAGCTAATGATATCTCAATTGAATCAGTTGAAGAATCCAGTGAAGAAGAAGTTTCACTTTTAGACAATGAGGATGAAGATATGGATGTCGATCTTTCAACGGTAGAGACTTTAGCAAGCTCTATGTCTTTTTTGCACGGAACTAGACCTTTTTTTGATTTGACAATCATACCACCTTTCATTCGAGATTTGTGGGTTTGGTCTAGAGGAGACATTACGGTGTTCTTCTGGGTATCAGCGATATTAGCAATGTTGCCCCCATTGTTCTTATCTTTGCTGTTTGGTTTTCCAGGCACGATCGCTGGTATTTTTCTTTTTTGGCTTGAGGTAC